AGGTAATGGCATTTCAACTCAAAATTATCAGTATTATATATATGCAACTTTTAGATACCTAAAAAATCCTGTAATGCTCCAAAAAGAGAAATTTGAGGGAAGTTTAAACTATTTCTAAAACCACTAAGTCTAACATCCTTTCTTTCTCTTACATATCTCATATATGAAAAAGAAACATTAACTCTTAATATATCACTAGCACCATATGATACTGGTGTTGATGTAACACTTGAAGGAAAAGCACCTACAAATGTATACTGTAATGTTTTTGGACTTATGGACTCATTTTGTCTTAATAACTGCTCACCTCTTTCAGGATATTTAATATCCTTTTCAAATTTAACAAGATATATTTCAGTTCTATATTCTTCTGGATATGTCATTCTATAATTGGCTTGTCTGCTCTTGTATGACTGTCTACTTCCAGTAATACCAACACCTGATATAAAATCAAGCCAACCATCTAACATTTCAATTACATTATAACTACGATCCACCATAAAACTTAGATCTAAAGTTCCATCATACATTCTACGATATGCCATTTTTTCAGTTACACCTGCATAGTCATTGGTAGGTTCATGAGTTGCAAATGATGAACCAGGCAAAACAGCAGAATCACAAAGCAACTCTATGTCTTCACCAGCACGAATATAATCCAAGTCTCTACCAACTTCTTTCAACAAAGAAAATAAACCTGATGGAGGTTGAATTTTGATCTGATAGACAGAAGTTTGAGCAAGGTTAGTTATCTTACTTTTTAGATCTGAGGTTTTATAGGGTCTGGGTCTTATATTTCCCATCTATAAATAATTGTAATTACATTACTATGTAGGTGAAATGGGACGTAGTTATAAAAGTATCTTCAGACCAAGAAACCCTAAAAAGTATGTTGGAGACTCATCTAACATAGTTTGTAGGAGTAATTGGGAGAGAACATTCTGTAATTACTGTGATACAAATGACAACATTGTTACATGGGCATCTGAGGAATTCTCAATTCCTTATATTTCTCCCATAGATAATAAGAGACATAGATATTATCCTGACTTCTTGATCAAAGTTAAGGAATCAAATGGTAAATTGAAAAAATATGTCATTGAGATCAAACCTAAAAAGCAAACTATTGAACCCAAAAGAAGATCTAGAGTCACTAAAACATATATTACTGAAATGAAAAATTATGCTGTCAATCAGGCAAAATGGAAGTATGCTCGTGAGTTCTGTAAAGACAATAGTTTAGAATTTAAAATCATCACAGAAGATCAGCTCTATGGAAACCGTAAATAGACTAGAGAATCTGGTTAGTGATATTATTGATATGGGTGATTCAGATGATATGATGCTTGCCATCACTGAAGTTCTGACTGATACTGAAATCATACCAGATGTGGGAAAGTATTATACTTTCATATATTCACCAAAGACACCTCGTATCAGATATGATCAATTTCCTTTAATTGCTTGTGTTGCTGTTTTTCAATGGGGATTTAGAGGTATTAACTATCATTGGGGTGGTGAATTTAGGAATTATACATGGAATGAGGTAGTAGGATTCTTACATGTTGCTTATCCATTAGAGATGAATGACTTGCGTTCTATTCCTTATCAAAATTTTAAGATAAATATCTAAAAACCATATACATGGCATTCAACGAAGATCTTTTAGGATGGTCAGTTCAAGATGACCCCAATGAATATAGGGGTGATTTTAATATCAAGAAAAAAGTTGGAACTGTCAATTCAGTCATAAATGCAATAGTTATAACTAATAAAGCAAATGGGCAACACACTGTCTATGAAGATAATGGTGCCTTAGAAGGTCTTGGAACGGAGTTGTATAATTATAATCCTGATGGAAATGTTGTTACTATAAAATCAAAAGATGACTTTGATGCTACTTTTACTGGTATTAATGCCAATCAATATGATACTGTAGTTAAAAATACAAAAACAGCAACTCTTGCTTTAGCAAAAAATGCAGTGATAACTAATGATCCTCAATCAAGAGCAAATCTTACTAGATTAGTAAACACAACAGGTTTTAAGTCATTAGGAAAAAATATTCAAGAATTAAATCCCAATGAAATAAATGATAGTTTACAAGGTGAACCTAGACCATTAACACCCCTAGAAAAAATAGAATCTAATTCTAATATAAAATCTAGTGGTGTCAATAGTGGAACTCAAGAAACACTTAGATATCCTCGTCAAAGTTTAGAAGAGTATGGTTATGATTATATCCAAATTACTGCATATGATTATGTTCCTAGTGGCACTAATGCCACCAGAGGTAAACCTGCAGGATTTAAAGGAATTAACCCTAGATTTAAAAATAGAAAAGAAACAATTCAACTTCCAATGCAACCACAACTGTCAGAATCAACATCAGTTAGTTGGGGACAAGATAGATTAAATGCCATACAAATGGCAGGTGCAGATATTGCAACTAATGCAATTAGAACTGCTGGAGAAGGAGAAATTGGTCAAGCACTTAGTGGTATGATCAGTGATACAAATGCTCAATTCAATAGATTATTAGGAGATGGTGGATCAAAGGAAGCAGTAATTGCATATTTTGCAGGACAAGCAGTTGGTGCAAACAATTTAGTAGCTCGTACTGCAGGTCAAGTTATCAACCCTAATTTAGAATTGTTATTTTCTGGACCTAATTTAAGAAATTTTAATTTCAATTTTACACTCACTCCAAGAGATGCTGAAGAAGCAAGAATAGTTCGTAAAATGATTAGAGCAATGAAAAGAAATATGACACCTCAAAGAACTGAACAAAATTTATTTTTAGAGACTCCTAGAATTTTTGAATTAGAATATATATTTGGAGACAATAATGAAGAGCATCCTTTTATGAATAAATTTAAACCATGTGCTTGCACTTCTTTTACAGTGAACTATACACCAGATGGTTCTTACATGACATATAGAAATGAACCATCTATGACATCATACCAACTAACCATGTCATTTGGTGAGATTGAACCAATCTATTCAGATGAGTATGATGATAACGAACAAAACATGGGATTCTAACAATGGCAAAAAAGTTTTTCAGATATGTGCCAGATTTTGACTATGTAAGTCGTCTTTCTAAAGCACAGAATATATCAGATTATATCAGAGTAAAAAATCTTTTTAAAAGAACTAGAATATCAGAAGAGATATTCAGTGATCTAACTTTCTTTACAAAATATCAAATCATACAAGATGAACGACCTGATAATGTAGCATATAAAATTTATGGTGATTCTAATTTAGATTGGATGGTATTGCTTTCAAATAATATTATAAATGTACAACAGGAGTGGCCACTAGAGCACACTTCATATTATAATTATTTAATTGGTAAATATGGTTCAGATGCAGCACTTCAAAATATTCATCATTATGAAACAAGAGAAATAAAAAATTCTGTTGGAAAAGTAGTTGTTCCAAAAGGTTTGGAAGTTCCATCTACTTTTACTATTACTTTCTTTGATCCTGGATTAGGGGTTCAAGAAACTGTTACTACAGAAATAGTCACTGAAATTACAAATCAAGTTTATGAAGATAAATTAAATGATGCTAAGAGAAATATAAATCTAATTAAACCTAAATTTATTGGATTAGTTATAGAGGAAATGGAAAGATTGATGAAGTATCCAAAAGGAAGCACTCAATATGTTTCTAAGAATGTTGTTAGAGGCGAAAACATAAGAATTTACGAATAAAAAAAGTAATAGGCACAAAAAAATACTGGGAAATTTTTTCCCAGTATTTTGGAATTAAAAAGTCAATTT